GGGCGTAGCCCGCCGCGGGACCGACGGCGGACTGCGCGCGGGCCGCCCCGGCCGCCGCGACGAGGCACAGCAGCGCTCGCGCCGCGTGGGGGCTCAACCGCGGGGCACGCACGGGCCGCACCGCTCCGCGGCCGTCAATTGCCCGTCGCGACCTCGAGCACGCCGCCGCCGTGCCCGGTGCCGTAGCGGGTGGTCGCGTCCCGGCCGTTCAGGTGGTGGATCGACTTGACGTCCGAGGCCGGGATCCGGGCCAGCATGTATCTTGCCGCGGCCGCTGAATTGCTGGAAGAAAAGAAAAAGGGGAAATGATGGACCAGTCAAAACAGGATTTAAAGGCAATGGCGGCCCAGGCCACAATTATCGGCCAGGGCCTGAAGTACCGGCAGGAAAAGCCGACCTGTCCGGGCTGGTATTTTTATTTATCAGATGCAGGCGTGGAAGAAGCGGTGAAGGTAGAAGATGCCGGCGATTATGGGGTGATCCTGGCCGGCGCCTGGAAACTGCCACTTCAATTTGTCACCGGTGGCATGTGGGCCGGTCCCATAGATCCGGAACTGAAGCGATTCCCTGAACAAAAAAAGAAGGAAGATCCCGATGGAAATTAAATGTCCAGATTGCGGCTGCATTATCCGGAAGCGGACGATGAACGCAACAGAACGGAAGGCCGTGGAATCCCTGGCCGGCTGCACCTATCGGGTGGGATGTTATAATAAAAGATTCGTTCGGAACATGAAGGCCGCAGTCGATCGGAACCTGGCGGTCACGCCTTCGCAAATTAAAACAGTCTGGCGATTAACATACAGATATCGCCGGCAGATCCAGGATTCACAGTTGATCATGAAAGCCAGGCGGAAAGTTGCCAGAATGAAGGCGCCACCGCTTCAGCTTGAAATGAAATTGTTTGAACCGATGCCGCAGCGGATCTTTATGGATTAACGAAAGGGGATAAAATGATAATTGAAGTCACTGGCCGCCTGGTAATAAATTATCGGGCCAGGGAACGGATCAATGGCCGGCTGGCATGGTGCGAATTACCCTATCCCGGCCACCCGAAAGGATGTCCGAACTTCAAGGGATCCTGTCAGACATTCCCGCGGATCCACGAATATTTTGATCTGGAAAAGCCACACTGGTTTTGTATTCAGGAATTCAACATCGCGGATCATGCAGCGAAGATGAAGGCAGCACACCCGGACTGGTCTGACCGCATGTGCAGAAACGTCCTTTATTGGCAGAACGGCGTCCGGGCGCAGCTACATCGCGAATGTTCAAAGTTCCTTCTGGACGTGACCACGATCACCGCACAGTGGACCACGATTCCGGAAATGATGGGGGTCAATGTAATATTAACAATGCGCAGACTGGGCCTGGAAATTGAACTGAAGCCGGTCCACATTGTCCGGAAGGTCGCGCTGATTGCCTGGAGAAAAAAGGATGTCCGATGGAAGCCCTTGCGCTGATCCGGATCCTGAATTCGACATGTTGCTGACTAACTTCTGCAATTGGTTTAAAAAGGCGCCGTTCTGGAAACGGAAATATATTACCGATCGGAAGCTGGTCCGGGCCGAACTAAAGACCACCGTCCGGAACGATCCATGTCCATGTGGATCCGGGAAGAAATTTAAAAAATGCTGTTTAAGTTGAAAGGGGGATCATGGAAAATAAAGACGATGTCCGGCGATGTCGGATCTGCGGTTGTACAGATGACGACTGCCGGCAATGCATAGAGAAAACCGGAAAGCCTTGCCACTGGGTAGAACCAGACCTTTGTTCGGCCTGTCAGTTTGAAGCCTGGAAAATTGAAGTAATAAAAATAATGCGATCGAAGCCGGAATATTATTCCGAAATTATGATCAATGAAGCGGACTGGTCGGCCTATAAAGAAAGCTATGACGACGGGGACAGTCCAGAAGAAACGGTGGCGAATGATATTGATGACATGATCAGGAGTTCATGAATGAACAAGACCAGAAAGGTCAAGCGACCAAAACGGCGGCCAGGGGATCCCACCAGGTCCTTCACTGCCGGCCAGGCCATCGGCCAGGACCTGGTGGAAGTTGGCAATCTGATGTATCAGAATAAAACAGCATTCAATTTCATATTAGGTCTAAAGGACGCCATTGATAAAGAATACAATCGGCGCCTTGCGATCATAACCCGTTCACCGAAGGGGGCCAGATGAAAAAAAAGTCGTTATATGTGACGGAAAAAGATGTTCCTCTGCCAGATAACAGCAAGCCGGCGTCGGATCTGGTGGAATATCTTACCGGCCTAAAGGAAAATGATTCCTTCCAGGTCGAAAATTACAGCAAGGCAGTTTATGCCTGCACGAAGGTCCGGAAACTGGGCGGCCGTGCAGTGTGCCGGCCGGATCCAAAGGTCCCCGGCGCGAAGACCAGGAAGGACAAACATCGCGTCTGGATCACAAAGGAAGCGGATCCCAAAAAGGCCGAAGTAAAAAAGGCGATGGATGCCGTGATCGAAGATTCAACAAAGTTCCCGAAAATGCCGGCGATCTGGGACCAGCTGCGGAAGGACCAGGGCGTGACCGAAGCGACGCAACAACCGGCATACAGAAAGGCGGTCCGGGACACCAGGTTGGCAATCATGAATATTTTCCGGCACATGACGCAGGCCAAAAAGAAAAAGTAATTGATCGACATAACTGAAAACCTATCGAAACGCGAACGGATCCTGGTCGATTCTTACGATGACCCAGGCGTCCAGGAAGCCCTTGTCGAAAAATGCAAGGAAGATATTACTTTTTTCTTTAACTTTTTTTTATGGACGTACAATCCGAAGCTGAAGCCTTATCACTTCCCCTTCCAGTTGTTTCCCGCCCAGGCCCAGGTGGTCCGCTGGATCCATGAAGATATCCAGGCCGGTCGCGGGACGTTGTGCGAAAAGTCCCGCGACTGGGGGGCCACCTATATTTATTTAGGAATATTCCTTTATCATTTTTTATTCGGTGAATTCGAAGGGCTTCTATTGTCTTTGCGCCAGGACGAAGTGGACAATCCCACGCCATCAAGTTTATTTGCCAAATTACGATATATGGCGCAGCGGCTTCCCTGGTGGATGCTGCCGCAGGAATGGCAATTCAGGAAACACGGCGCGGTCTTTTTAAGATTCGTCAATCCGGACAACGGGAACACGATCGTCGGCCAGGCCACCACGGAAGACGCCGGCCGGTCCGGCCGGAAGACTGCGGTCCTGGTGGACGAATATGCATCGATCAGGAATCGGATCGGCGAAGGGATGGAAAGGTCCCTTCGATATACGACGGATTCCCTTCATCGCCTTTCGACACCTAAAGGTGTAAACCTATTCAAACAGATCCGGGACAAGCGGCCTTGCCGGGTGATCACGTGCCACTGGACCCAGGATCCCCGGAAATGCGAAGGGCTTTATTATCGAAACAGGCATGGGGACAAGATCCCATGTGATAACCTTCCTTATGAACGGCGATCGGCTTATGGAAACTATATAACCACAACCGGCACAGAGACAGAATATAAATTAAGATCTACATGGTACGATCGGGAAGAAAGGGCCGCGATCACGAAGCGGGACCTGGCCCAGGAAGTGGACATCAAATATATATGATCCGGATATTGCCGTTTTGATGCTGAAATGCTGGAATCAAAAAGCAAGCTGGTCCGGGATGGCGCCCGTGGATATCTGGTGGAAGAAGATGGTGAAGTGGTATTCAGGGAAGCGGGACCGGAACATGAATTCGAAGTTGAGATCTGGGAGTTTCCGCAGGATCCACCATTTCATCACCGATCAGTGGGTGGTGTTGATACTGCCGAAGGACTTGAACATGGCGATTTTTGCAGTGCTGACATATTGACAAGGAACATTCGCGGGGACCATGCAACACATGCAGCTGCACTTCACGGACACTGGAAACCGGACATCTTTGCCGACAAGCTGGATCTACTGGGCCGATTTTACGACGCCGGCGCCTGGTTATGCATTGAAAGGAACAAAGATGGCCTGGCGGTTATTTTAAGATTGCTTAATCAGCTGAATTATACTAATATATACCATGACGACTATGAACACGAAAAACTGGGCTTTTATACAACCGATGTTAAAAAGGCCCTTATTACTGAAGCCCTGGACAAGTCCCTTCGTGATGGTGAACTGGAAACCTTATCATTAAATCATTTCACAGAAATGTCACAATTTGAAAACGTGAACGGGAAACTGGGCGCCACCGGATCCAATAATGACGACCGGGTGATCAGCCTTTGCCTGGCCTGGTGGCTGGTCCTTCAACTGGGGAAACCTTCGGCAATGGCAGAACGGCGGAAGCCCGTCAAGGATTACCGTCGTTTTAAGCCGCGGATGCCATGACATAAATATAAAAAAAGGAATTACTATGGCACAATTACCAGGATTAAGTGGTCTTGAAAAGTTCTGGAATCGGCTGCGCGGGGTTAAATCAAACGACCGATCCGAAAGGACTTCCTTTTCTCCCAGTGAACACGTCGTCCAGCACACGGATTTTGATGAACTGATCGACCTGATGTTCGACATCATGCCGGATCCGGATGAAGTTCTGTCAGCTGCCGGCCTGGATAAATCGGCCTATCGAAACACGCTGACGGATGCGCATGTTTCCGGATCATTAATTCAAAGGAAAAGCCGGACAAAGTTGTCGCGTTTATCCTGGGACGCTGGCGAAGATGAAGAAGGCAAAATCACCAGCCAGGCAGAAGAAGCCCTGGCAATCGTCCGCCGGCAATTTGGGACAATTGAAAAAAACCGCGGCGGGATCCGGCCGATTACAAACGAAATATTGAACGCGCCTTATTTTGGGATGACGCCGCTGGAATTGTTTTGGAATCGCCTTCCGACCAGCCAGGAAAAGCCGAACGGCGAAATTCAATTATTAAATATACTGGGGAAACCTTATGAATGGTTTGGCTTTTTCCCGGACGGGACACCAGGGATCCGGAAGTCCCTGAATACTGGCAACAAAGAATTAAGGAAGGTCCCGAACAACAGATATATATTTGTGATTAATGATCATGAATATCATAATCCGTTCGGTGATCGGGCAGTGAAGCGGGTGTGGTGGCCCTTCACTTTTAAAAAAGGCGGCTTCAGATTCTGGGCTGAATTCATGGAAAAATATGGCGCGCCTTTCTTATTCGGGATATTAGATGGAAAAGCCAGCGAAGGGGAAATGAATCAGTTTTATGAAGACCTGATCAAGATGGTCCGCAATGGCGTCCTGGTTAAAAAGGGCGGCGATGCTGCTAATAATAAAATTGAAGTAATTGAAACAAAGGACAAGGCCGGCGGGACCGATGCGCACGCCAGGTATAAGAACGCCATGAATATCGAGATCAGCAAGGCGATCCTGGGGGAAACCTTAACCATTGAAAACAGTGAAACGGGATCCCAGGCGGCCACCGAAACCCATAAATCGCAGCTGCAGGACCTGCAAGACATGGACAAGGGCCTGGTGGAAGAAACGTTCGGGCGGATCGCTGCATTGATTACCGAATTAAATGTCGGTAAGGAAGTCCCGCCACCGAAGGCCACCCTGATCAATGATCGGGAACAGGAAGATCGGGATAATAAAATAATCGAAAGGGATGCGAAGCTGGTGGACAAGGTGGGAATCAAGTTCACAAAAAAATATTTTGTGAAGACGTACGATTTGGAAGAAGATGACTTCGAAGTCCCCGGATCCGCCGAACCCGGTCCGCCGACACCGGGCCAGGGATCCCCATCACCTGAAGAAGAACCGGAAGAAGATCAGGGCGATCTTCCTTTCGCTGAAAAAGTTGCTTTCCCGGTCCAGGAAGGTCTTGATCAATATCTGGATGAACGCCTGGGTCAAATTCAGGGCGTGACTTCACCGCTGGCGAGAGAGATCAAGCGGATCCTGGCAAAATCAGAAAATTATGATGACCTGATTTCCAACCTTATCGTTATAAAAGAAAAGGTCCCGCAGGGAACCTTCGCGGATGTATTCGGCCAGATCCTGGAAGTTTATGATGTTGTGGGGACCTGGGCCGCAGAACAAAATCAAATATAATGGCAGTCCCGCGGACAAGATTCACGGTCGGCGGCCGGATCCCTGCATCCCTTAGATCCGCGATCGCCGCAGCGAAAAGACGGTCCATCCTGGACCGGCCTTCGTTTATGGCCCTATCCGCCACGGCCCGGACCGACGCCTTCACCGTTGCCGGAAATCTAACGAATGACGCGATCAGCCAGATCCTTCAGATGGCGATCACTTCGGCCAGGGCCGGCCGGCCGTTCAGTTTATTCAAACGATCGATCCCTGAAGAAACTTTCCGGAATATAGCAGCGCCGGAAGTGGTCCTGCAAAATGCCGCGGCGAACACTTATCAGCGGTCACGATTTAATCAGATGACGAAGCTGAAAAAGTTGCGGCCATTGTGGACATATATCACCTTCCAGGACGAAAGGGTCCGGCCGACACATGCAGCCATGCACGGGATCACGGCGCCAGCGGATTCTGATTTCTGGAAAACTAACTATCCGCCGAACGGTCATCGATGCCGGTGTTCTGTAAAAGCAATAGGCGCCAGGGCGGCCGCACGCCAGCGAATCCCTGTCTTTAAATCCCAGGCTGAAATTGACAAATTTGTGATCAACAACCAGATTCAGAAAGGGATCCCGGAATCAAAGGCAGCCAGGCCGATCGCGGATCCAGGCTGGCGGGGATCCTTTGAACCGACACAAATCGGGACCGCGGAACAGATCCTGAAAGCATTCAGGTCCTTTCCCGCGGCCCAGTGGATCAGCATTATATCACGCCGGCCGGTCCCGAAACCAGTGATCCAGACCTTTGAAAAGAAGGCGAAGAAAATCGTGGATCCAAAACCGAAGGATGTCCAGACCGTGGACCAGGCTGCGGAACAAATTCAGACTGCAGCTGCAAAAAACAATATCAAAGTGACCGCAGATCTGACCGGGATGGATCTGGAAAACGCACAGATCGCCAGCCGGCAGCTGTCCGAATTAATGGGAAAGCATGGATGCGATCTTAAAAAAGTGTCTTTGACAATGCAGTCCGGGGACACTTATGCTTCAGTCTGGGGCAATAATAGGATGGAATTTAATATTCAATGGTTTAAAAAAAGCCGCGCAGATCTGCAGGCCCGAATCCGGAAGGATATCGATAATTATTTTCACCCGGCAGTAAGAAAGGGCCAGGAAGTTCATCACATGGTTACTCATGAATTCGGTCACACTATATATAGCCATTTATACAAAGATTATGGACCCAGTGATCCCCGTCGGCAATTTCACAAAGAATTGTTATCAATCCGGAAACGATATCGGAATGAGTTAAAAAAAATAAGGGACGAATTTATAAAAGCAAATCCGGTGCCGGATTATTTCGCGCCGGCAGTTCAAAGGAAGGGCTGGACGCAGAAGCTGCGGAAAACACAACGGGACCAGGGCGTTTTTATTTCTGAATACGCGATGTATAGGAACAAACTGGCCGAATTCTTTTCCGAAGGATTCGCTGATGCATTGCATTCGGCGAAGCCGTCTAAATTTTCAAAGGAAGTGCTGGCCGCTGCTAATAAATACCGGAAGAAAACGAAGCCACTGATCAGCCGGCCGGCCTTCCTGGACCGATAGGGGGAAACATGTCTGATTTTGGGACACCACAATGTTATGAATGCGAAAATTTTGATCACCTAAATCCAGAGAAGGCCAAATGTTCAGCCTTCCCGAAGGGGATCCCGCAGGCGATCTTTAATAATTCCCATGATCACCGGGAACCGTTCGAAGGGGACAACGGGATCCGCTTCCAAGAAATAAAGGGGGAATAATGGCACCATCCAGCGCGAAGATCAAAGAAGCAAGATTCATCATTGAAGATGAACAAACGCAGGTTTATATTTTATTCCAGGCAGAAGGGGACAGTCCGATCGGCGTTCAAGGATGGCATCACAAAACCTTCCCGTCTTCGATGTCGGTCATTGATATCATGAATTCCCTGGTGGATGACGATCCTTTATTGTGGCCGCAGAAGGCGCCGGAATAATAGCGATGCCAGATCCTATCGAAATAAAAGATCTGTCCCGGCATCGGGACGAAGCCCTGCAGGCCCTGGCGGACAATCTGGATCAGCTGGCCGCGGACCGGGACAAGTGGATCGATCCGGATCCGCCAGCAAAATTTGACGATGTTGACACCTATCCGAATTTTGAAGGAACGCACCTTTTAGGAGTAAAGACGCAGACACCGAACATCAATATTGCAATAGCAACAATTAAAAAACCGATTTTAGTATTCCGCGATGTTTTGGTGGATAGGAAGACAGGAAGACAGCGAACGAATGTTGAGTATTATCTGGGGTTGATGGCGCAGAAGAACGGAATTCCTGCATTAACTTATGTTTACGTACATAAAAACGTGATCGTCACATCAGCGCGCCGGCGAATTGACAAGACTGGCGATATCTTAAATAAAATCAATGGTTTCCCTATACTGGAAAACATCAAATAATACACATTCGTTAATAGAATGTTGATAACTTAAAAAAATATTGACAATCCTCTGGGTTGTTAACATTTTATTAACATCATGCCTTTCCCAAATGAACACGCTGCACGTCTTCAGGATCCAGGGAAATATATTCGCTTCCGGCGCCAGAATGATGCAGGGGGATCTGGCGTCGATTTTATATTCGGGATAACCAGGGACCAGAAGGCCGAACTGCAGGCCATCCGATTCGATGCCGGCAAGTTCACCGCGGCTGAAGCAAAGAAATGGCTTTCAGATCACGGACACACCGCGAAGGTATTCGAACCCGCCACCGGTGAACGGAATGCATCGGACTTCGCTTCCAGGCTGGAAGACTGGTTTCCCGTTGCCGCCACCGGCAAATTCCCGCAGGGCGATCTTACCGAAGACATCTTCGATCAGCTGGCCGACACATTTAATCCATCTAAACACGAACCGCCTGTCACACTGGGCCACATCCGGCCCGATCAACACAATGACAAGCCTTCAATGGCCTGGATCGCCGGGGTTAAGCGGGTCGGTAATACCTTGTTTGTAAAAGCCCGGCAGATCTGGCAGAAGTTCGACCAGATGGTCCAGGAAGGTCGTTTTAAAAAGCGATCAATCGGGATCCGGAAAAATGCTGACGGTAAATTTTTCCTTCATCACCTGGCATTCCTGGGATCGATGACGCCGGCAGTGGAAGGGCTTCCTGATGTTTATTCGATGAACTTCGAAGATTCAGATCCTGAAAGTCAAGTTGATAATTATCCCTTTGACCAGGGAATATATAACCAAAACCCAGACGGGGGAAACATGTCAGACAAAAAGTACACCGACGAAGAAATGACGGCGAAGCTGGCCGATCAGAAGAAGCAGCTGGAGCAGGAGCACGCCGAAAAGCTGAAGACGGAAAAGGACAAGGCCATCAAGGAAGCCGAGGAAAAGAAGGACAAGGAATTCAACGACAACAAGGACAAGGAAAAGGCGCGCCTGGACCACGAACGGAAAATGGACGAATACGTGGACGCCGGCCTGAAGGATGGGTCCATCACGCCGGCGATGGTGAAGGCCGGTCTGAAGCCGTTCCTTTATAGCCTGATCGAACCGAAGGAAATCACGTACACCGAAAAGGACGGGGACACCGACAAGGAAGTGAAGACCGACGCCCTGACCATCGTGAAGAACGTGATCAAGGCTTTCACCGCTTCCCCGGAAGACGGTGTGGAAGATCCCGAAGGCGCCGGCGAAGCCGGATCCGGGACCACGCCGGGCGGCAAGAAAAAGGACGGGGATTATAAAAAGGAAAAGAAGCGCGCCCTGGAATTGATGGAAGAAGCCAAAAAAACCGGCAAGCCCATCACTTTCGGCGAAGCCCTGAAGGAAGCCAGATTCGAACTGCAGCATCCGGAAGATAAATAATAACGGAAAAATAAAACTGCCGATAATTTAAACTTTTAATTTAGGAGTCCATAACATGGAAGCAATCAAGGGCTTTGTGGTTGAAGGCGCCGCGATGACCGGCGGATATTTCGTCAAGAAAGGGACCGCTGAAAACGGCGTGGTCCTGGCCGGCGCAGCTGAACGCGCCTATGGTGTGACGAAGACCACGGACGAACTTTACCAGGTCACGGTCGGCGATCACATCGATGTTGTGATGGCCGGTGAAGTAACAAAGGTGATCCTGGCCGCGAACCTGACCGCGTTCGATGAAGTGGCGCCCGATGCAAACGGGAAGGCCGCAGCCATCGGAACAAAACAGGGGGATGTGTACTTCCGGGGTGGTGTGTTGCTGGAATCCGGATCTTCCGGGGATCTGGTGGACATGCTGGTGACATGCGACTGGAAGGTGGCCGGGGAAACCACGGGGATCGCGCCCACCATTGCCGGTCAGACGATCGAGATCGCCGGCAAACAGTACACCGCCGTTTATCTGTCCGGCGCTGTTACCCTGGGCGATGTGGTCAGCCTGATCTATTCCGGAACGGCCGGGCAGGAAGTGAAAACCGGCACGCCGGCCACCACTGCCTTCCCCACCCGGACCGGTGTGATCCTGGCCGATCACGCGGGATCCGCGCTGGCCTGGGTCCAGACCGGCGGCCTGGCCGAAGCCGGCGTGGAAGGGACCACGGATGTCGCTGCCGGCGATTTCCTGGAAGTGCTGAACACCGAATCCGCTTTCAAAAAGGACGGGGCCGCCAGGTCCACGAATTCCGGGGCGGTGGCCGTGGATGCGCAGACGGCCGATTCGGTGGTTGTTGTAACCGTGATGTTGATCGATGAAGGTCATCAGATCGCCGCTGCATAATTAACGGAATAAAACATCAACATGATTTTTAATATATAAAAGGGGAAGTCAAAATGGCAGAGAAAAAACTGGGCCATATCAACGAACGGCTTTCCGACGTGGCGATCCAGTTTCCGCAGGACACCTTTGTGGGGAACAATCTTTTCCCGGAAGTCCCCGTGAACAAAGGCGCGGATGAATATACGATCTTCACGAAGGACAACCTGTTCCAGGTCGTGGACGACACGATCAGCAAGCGGGGCCAGGCGCGGGACGTCATGCATTCAAGCACCACGGACGAATTTGTGGTGAAAAATAGGGCCTTGCGCGATTTCGTCGCGCAGGAAGACATCGACAATGCTGACGATCCCCTGGATCCGAAAATCGATTCGACGGAAACCGTGACGGCCGCGATCCTTCTGCAGCGGGAAATCCGCCAGCAGGCCCTGGCCGCTTCCTTGACCGTTAACACAACCACGCCGGGGACAAAGTGGGATGCAGCCAATTCCACGCCGATCAAGGACATCGAAGCGGCCATCAATGCGATGTTCATCCGTGCGAACACGATGATCCTAGGCCGGCAGGTGTGGGATGTCCTGAAGTTCCACCCCGATCTTCTGGCTGCCTTCGGCGGCGGATATACCGGGACGAAGATGGCATCCCTGGACATGCTGAAGGGCCTGTTCGAACTGGATGCCGTTTATGTCGGCGGCGCCAGGAAGAACACGAAGAAGAAACCGAACACGCCTTCGCTTTCCAGGGTGTGGGGTGATGGCGTTCACCTGGCATTCGTGGACAACCGGAAAGGCCGCGATGTCCAGACCTTCGGGAAAACCTTCGCGCAGAAGATCGGGCCGCGGGGTCAGACCTTCCAGACCAGGACGTGGCGGGACGAATCCCGTGGCGTGGGCGGTGGTGAATTCGTCCAGGTCGAACATCGGAGTGTCGAAAAGCTGGTGTCCGAAGATTTCGGATATTACATTTCCGACACGTTAACTTAAGCCGGTTTCTTGCCTCCTGTCTTGGGGATAGGCCGGGGATTCGCCGTGGTCCCCGGCCTATTTTTTAACGAAAGGGGATGACGTGGCAGATCTGAATCAAAATATTTATGGATCCCTTGTCCGGTTTAAAAACAAGTACGCAAAGTCATATTTAATTCGTTTAGGATCCCGCGAAGATATCGAACCGCAGGATTTTAATGACGAAATTGACAACCGGTTAACCGAAGCCCTGAAAGCTGCATCCGACCAGATTGACAGTCTGATCGTTTCAAAACATTCCACACCAGTCGATCCCGCGCCAGATTTTTTTGAAAGGGATTGTTATGCCATCGCGATAATGATCCTATTGGAAGACAAAGGATATGAACCGGACACGCCGGACGATAAAGCAGTAAAGACCGGGGAAAAGCGGCTGAAATATTATGAAGGCGTGGCGAAGGGATCCTGGGATTTTAAACAACCGGACGATCAGGGTGAAACAACAACACCGACCAGGACAAAATCGTTTGCACCTGATAAAGTTTTTTCATCTTCCCGCCTGGATGGATATATAAAAGGGGATCCGAATGCCTAAACAGGAAGGAATATATCTTGAATTTAAGGCAGCGGCCGTGATCGCCATGCTGAATGCGCTGGCCGGCGTTAACATGGAAGTCCTTCACGCGGACCTGGGGGAAGAAATGATCGCCATAATCCAGGAACGGCATGACGCCGGGCTTGATGTTTTTGGGATCCCTTTTAAACCCATAAAGGAATACACCTATTCCTTCGGCACCATCAAGCGAATCCGGAAACCTGATGACACGCCATTGAAGGCTGGCCTGGGCGCGCCGCCATTAAGTAGATCTTATGAACACGAAGAAACCGCCGAAGAAGTCCTGGTCGGAACGCCTGTCTTCCATGCGAAATTTCATAGTGACTGGCCGGATAACAATCAGGGACCGCGGGATGTCATCCCGTTGCGCGAAGTGATGGGGGTCGAACTTGACAAGGATTATGCGCGCCTGGTCGGCGTTGTCGAAGATGAATTTTATACACTGGCTGAAGTTAAAGGAAACCTGGTATAATGTTTTTGCTTGCGCGTAACACCCTGGAAGATATCGCCAGAAACAAGGTCGGCATTAAAGAAGTGACCTTCCATCCGCAGCAACACGGCGGCGGCCGACGTTGTGACATTTTCACATTGCCGGCAAGAAACCGGCTGGCATTCACAAAGAATTATCAGGCTTCCAGGATCCGGAAATGGAAGGACTGGAAGGACACGAATACTAAAGGTGAACCTAAACTAAAAGAACGCCTGATCGCTGCAGAACAAACAATCAATTTCCGCGTGGTTATTATCGGGACAAAACCTGAAGAAGTGGACAAGGATTTTAATAATTTTATAAGGAATGTCCCAAAAAATATATACGACGGGGAAGTGGCATATTATATAGACCCGGACGGGAATAATGCCACGGATAACAAAGGAAATAAAATCGAAGTCAGCCTGAATAATTATGACTTTAATGATAATAAATTTTATGGGGCGCTTACAAACAAGGTGATTATTGATTTTCTTTTTGAAGGCGCCATTTATCACCCGGATCGTGAAATGTCAAGTAAACAGCTGCCGGCGACCTGGGCGGTCCCGGAAGTTAAAGACGTTACAACATCATAAAAAAGGAAGGTAAAATGAACAACAAAAAAACAGAATCCGGATCCCCGGCTTCCACCGAAAAACAGGAAGCCAGTGTCCGGACCATGCAGGAGTGGGGCCAGGACCTGGGAAAAAGGGATCGCAAGATCCGCGGGGTGTGGTTAGGCGCGCAGATCCACAACAAGGTCGCAGCTGACAAAAAGGTCAGCCGCCAGGAATTCGACAAGCTGGTGGAAAAATTCCTGAATTCACCTTGCAACGGGAAATAATAATTTTATAAATAACAGGAGAATTTAAAATGAGTAACAAGCCTATACTCCCGAATGCTTACGTGGATGTGAACAACCGGAACTTGGGCGTGGTTGCCGGAAAGCCCACCGGGATCTTCGCATTCATCGGGATCGCGCAGGAAGGCGCCGCTTCCTTCGACGCGGTCGTGTCCCTGGGGAAAAACGATATCGCTTCACAGATCGGTTATGGTCCCCTTGCGGACGAACTGATCGATTTCTTCGATAACCAGGGAAGGAAGGCCCTGGCCGTTCCGCTGGATGTTAATACCAGCAGCAGCGGAACCGGCGCACTGACACCGACACGCGTGGGAACGTCCACTGGGACAGTGTCTTCCGCGGCAGTTGCCACGAAAGAAATCGTGAACGATTTCAATCTGAAGCTGGAAATTACCAAATCTGGGACCGTGGATGTCGGCCGCTTTAAATGGTCCCTGGATGGTGGGACGAACTGGTCCGCCGAATATACAATTCCCAGTGGCGGGACTTATGAGATCCCCACCACGAACATCGAACTGACCTTCACGCCTGGCGGCGGCCCGGATTATTT